TGCGAAGCGGCACGGCTAGAACTGCGGCTGTGACGCTCGCCAGGGCCATCTGGCTGACGGTCGGCGTCAGTGACTGGGACAACATGGGCAAGCTGCACAAGAAAATGCACGGCAACCCGAACTGGCCCCGGCCCAGCGCACTGCGTCCAGAGCATAACGAAGAACACTTCGCGCTGCTTGAGGGCGGCGTCCGTTTCGAGGACGACGGGAGACATTTCAAGGTCGAGATGTTCAAGGTTTCCACGGTCGGAAGGAACAACAAATGGCGCATATCAGTGACTGAGACGGGGCAGGACGATGAATAGTGTTTCAGCTATCGGTATGCACGATGCACCTATCAGTACCCGTATGCTTTCCGCATATCTACCCAAAAAATCCGTTGAAAGGAAATCCTTTGCGCCTGTTTTTGTCAACAATATCAGTGGTTTGGCTTTCAGCGCGCCGATTTTTCGCGGAAAGATGTTGGCGCTGAAAAAGCCTTTAAAATCAAGGGTTTGTCTTTCAACGGCTTTCCGCCCCTAAAGGGGCAGGTTCGCCTGGGGCGACAGCCCCAAGGGTGCCCCACTAGCCTGTAACTAAAAGGAGTAGCCGAAGATGTATGTTTTGGGAGTGGACCCCGGCGCAGCCGGGGGCTTGGCAGTCATCGACACCGACACCATGCAGCTTGTGCAGTGGGAGCGGATGCCGACGATAAAGTTTCGGGGCAAGAGCTTACTCGACGCGAAGGCCGCTGACGCCTTCATGCGGGTCTACCCGATCAGTCACTGTGTTATTGAATTTACTTCGGCGCGGCCAGCGCAGGGCGTCAGTTCCAGTTTTAGCTTCGGACGCATCACGGGCAGCATCGAAACCATGTGCTTGCTGCACTGCCAATCCACGCACTGGGTAGCCCCGTCGAAGTGGAAGGCGTATCAGTCACTGACCCACACCAACAAGCGAGCCAGCGTCGATTTGGCGAAGCTGAAATTCGGGGTGGACTTCAAGCTGGCCGACAACGGGCCAGCCGAGGCCGCATTGATAGCCGACAGCTACGTCAGGCAGGTCTTGACGGGAGGGGGCGAAATGGAGTAGACGCGAGGGATGGCTAGCCGCCCACGACGCACAACTAAAAAGGATGAGAAGTTTTTCGCAGCCCTCGCGGAGACTTGTGTTGTCACTTACGCCTGCAAGCTGGCTGGCTACGCTCGACGTTCCGTCTACGAGTGGCGAGAGGCCGACAAAAAATTCCGCGCCAAGTGGGACGACGCCATCGAACAAGGCATCGACGTGCTGGAGCGCGCCGCTTACGAGCGCGCCGTCCAGGGCGTCGAGGTTCCGGTTTTCGACAAGGGCGAGATTGTTGGCACCACCACCAAATACTCCGACACCCTCCTGATTTTTCTGATGAAGGGGCGCAGGCCGGAACGCTATCGCGACAATCACACCGTGGAACATACCGGGCCAGAGGGGGGGCCGGTCCAGTCAACAGTCACTGTCAATTTTATCAAAGCCGAAGATAGTGACTGATGGACGTAAACGTCACCCTACCGGAGCCGTTCCAGCCGCTGTTCAAGCCAGCGAGGTATAAGAGCTATTTTGGGGGCCGGGGTTCTGGCAAGTCGCACAGCATGGCGACCGCCTTGCTTATCGAAGGTTACAGGACGCCGCTCCGTATCTTGTGCTGCCGCGAGGTCCAGCGCAGTATCAAAGATAGCGTCAAGCAACTCTTAGACGACAAGATAGCCGACATGGGGCTGGGGTGGTTCTACACCTCGACCCGCGACGGCATCAAAGGGCAGAATGGCACCAGCTTCATCTTTAGCGGCCTGGGCAACCTGACGGCGGACCAGATAAAATCTTACGAAAAAATCGACCGCTGTTGGATTGAGGAGGCACAGACAATTTCTGCCCGCTCCGTCGAGATTTTGATACCGACAATCAGGTCGCCGGGCAGCGAAATCTGGGCAAGCTGGAACCCGCGCCATCAGAGCGACCCCATTGACCAGCGGTTCCGAGGTAGGAACCCGCCAGAGGGCGCGGTCATTGTCGAGGTCAACCACAACGACAACCCATTCTTTCCTGACGAACTGACCGCCGAGATGGCGCATGACCGGCAGGCGAACCCCGACCGCTTCGCCCACGTCTGGCTGGGGGCATACGAGCCAAGCGCAGTCGGAGCCATATTTGACCGGCAGACGATCCACGACCACCGGGTGGCCGACGCTCCAGAGATGGGCCGGGTGCTGGTCAGCGTTGACCCCGCCGTGTCGTCCGAGACTGGCGCGGACGAACACGGCATCATTGTGGCGGGCCTGGGCAGCGATGGCCGAGGTTATGTGTTGGACGACCTGACGACCCGAGGTTCGCCCCAGAAGTGGGCTGAGAGGGCGTTGGCGGGCTACCGGATGCACGAAGCAGACGCCATAGTGATTGAGCGGAACCAGGGCGGAGACATGTGCCGCCACACGATCCGCACCGTTGACCCAACCGTCAAAGTCATAGACGTGACGGCAAGCCGGGGGAAGCATACCCGCGCCGAGCCGATATCGGCGCTCTACCACCTGGGCCGCATCAGTCACGCCGGGTCGTTCCCGGAGCTAGAGGCGCAGTTGTGCCTGATGACGGCGGGCGGATATGAGGGCGAAGGTTCGCCCGACCGGGTCGATGCCTTGGTCTGGGCGTTCACGGAGTTGTTTCCGAAGCTGGTGAAGAAGAAGAGGAAGCCGCAGGGTCGCCCACGCCCTGGTGGCTGGATGGGGTAGAGCATGGCCGACACGAACAACGACGAAACCATCATCGAAGAAGCCCGCGACGCATTCGAAGAGTGCGAAGAGGCCGAGACAGAGAACCGCAAGAACGCGGTGGACGACCTGAACTTTGGCCGCATGGGCAGGCAGTGGGATGAGAGCGATGAGCGCCAGCGGGCGCAGGACGGTCGCCCGACGCTGGTAGTCAATCGCCTGCCCACCTTCATCCGCCAAATCGTCAACGACGCGAGATTGAACAAGCCAGCCATCAAGGTCCACCCAGTCGATGACAACAGCGACCCCGAGGTGGCCGAAATCCTTAACGGCATTCTCCGCAACATTGAGGTGCAGAGTAAGGCAGACGTGGCATACGACACCGCCATCGACAGCGCCGTGTCAGGCGGCTTCGGCTACTTCCGAATTGACATTGAATACGCGCACGACGACACGTTCGAACAGGACATTCGCATCAATCGCATCGCCAACCCGCTGACGGTCTACGCCGACCCGCGATCTACCGCCGCCGATAGCAGCGACTGGAATTTAGCCTTCGTCACCGAGATGATGAAGGCGAAGGAGTTTGAGAAGGCGTACCCAGACGCGGAGCCGGTGGACTGGGAGACGATGAACAACGACGAACAGTCTCGCCAGTGGTTCCAGGACAACTCCGTGCGGCTGGCCGAATACTGGACCCGCGACGAAGTGGTGAAGACGTTGCTGAAGCTGTCGAGCGGAGAGTTCCTGTACGAAGACGATTTCGCGGCCAACGCGGAATTCTTCGCGCAGGCTGGCGTAACGGTCGAGGCCGACCGCAAGGTGCCGTCGCATAGGGTCAAGCAGTGCCTCATCACCGGGGCCGAGGTGCTGGAGCGGACGGAGTGGGTCGGCAGGTACATCCCGATAATCCCGGTCTACGGCGACGAAGTCTGCATAGAGGGAAAGAGGTACTTCCAGTCACTGATCCACTTCGCAAAGGATGCACAGCGGATCTTTAATTATTGGCGTTCCGCTAGTACGGAGTTGGTTGCCCTTGCCCCTCGCGCCCCGTACATCGGGAAGGAAGGCAGCTTCGATGAAGACCCGCGCTGGGCGACTGCCAACACCCAGAGCCATGCCTACCTGGAGTACAGCGGCGACATACCGCCCCAGCGTCAGCCGTTCGCTGGCATCCCCGCCGGGGCCATCCAAGAGGCCATGAACGCCAGCGACGACATGAAGAGCGTAATGGGCCTCTACGATGCCAGCCTGGGAGCGCGGTCCAATGAGACTTCAGGCGTGGCGATCAAGGCGAGGCAGAGGGAAGGCGACATCAGCACCTTCCATTTCCAGGACAACATGACCCGAGCTATTAGACACGCAGGGGTTGTATGCCTTGACCTAATACCACACGTCTACAGCGAGCCGCGTGTCATGCGGATCATGGGCGAGGATGAGAAGCCGCAGAGCATCCCGGTCAATCAACCCATTCCGCAGATGCAGGACGGTCAGCCTCAGATCGACCAAGAAGGCAACCCTGTCACCAAAATCTACGACCTGACGGTGGGCAAATACGATGTCACGGTCAAGGCCGGGCCGTCGTTTACGACGCGCCGCGAAGAGGCCGCAAACCAGATGATCGAAATGGTGCGGGCGTTCCCCCAGGCCGCGCCGATCATGGGCGACATCCTGGCCGACAGCTTGGACTGGCCGCGAGCCGACGAAATCGCCAAGCGGCTCCAGACCCTGTTGCCGCAGCACCTCCAGGGCGGTGAGGACGGACCCGACCCGCAGGTCTTGGCGATGCAGCAACAGATGCAGGAAGGGCTGAAAGCGTATCAGGCGATGGGCCAGGAACTGGAAGCCCTGAAGGCCGACAAATCCATCGACGCCCAGAAGGTCCAGATCGATGCCATGAAGGCCCAGGCCGAACAGGTCAAGGTCCAGATCGAACAGTACCGGGCCGAAACGGAGCGCTACGCCGCCGAGGCCGAGGCAGCAAAAGATCAGGCCGAAGCGAAGCAGCGCGAGATGGAAACCCTTGCGGCGATGAACACGCCGCAGGAACCTGCACCGGCTCACCCACCCAGCCCGCCCCTTGAGCCGGTGCAGGTTCACGTCCACGGCGAACCCATGAAGGCACGGCAGGTCGAGGTCGTCCGCGATGAGTTCGGCAACATGGTGGGTGCTGAGATGACTGAAACCGAGGTCCACTAGGTGGCTGACTACCGCCAGGGCTTGCTGCCCATACCGGGCCTGGGTGGGGGCGACGCCCTCGACACGGCGATTGTCGCCCAGGACACACCTCTGGGCGCTGACGGCCAGCGCGAGATTGTTGCGGTCGGCAGTCCCGTCACCAGCGCGGCTGTGGCTGAAGTGCTGGCACTTGGCGACATCTATGCTGCGAATAACTGGGCCTTTGACGGCGGCTTGGCATTGCAAGAGGCGGTCACTAGACAGGCAACCAAAAAACGTGCTAGGGCACTAGGTAGCATTGGTGTAACGGCTGACTTGCCAGCCGCTACAAGCCCAGCGGCAGAGCCGCAGCCGGGCCAGCGCGCACCAGGGCCAGACGGACAAGCACTCCTCCGCGCCCTGGAAGACGCGAAAACAGCCGAAGATAGAGCGGCCCTTTACGCCGCACAGCAACGTGCCTGGAGACAGGCCCGCCGCGAGGAAGAGGAGCTGGTCACACTCCTCTGCCTCAGTCTGTAACTGAAGAAGGAACCCATCGAATGTCAGACACGGATAATTCCGCTGAAGCGGAACCCGTAGAAGCCGCCGAAGAAGATGCGCCCGAGGCCCAGGCCGAGGACAACGCGGACGATACGGAAGCTGAAGACGTAGAGGCCGACGACACGGACGAAGACGCCGAAGAGGCGGAACCGGAGTTCGCAACCGTCGAATTCGATGGGGTTGAGTACGAAGTCCCCGCAGCGCTGAAAGACGGCGTTTTGATGCGGGGCGACTACACCCAGAAAACGCAATCGCTCGCAGCCGAACGGAAGCAATTCGAAGCCCAAGCCGCCCACATGCAGCGGTCGGCCCAGCTTCGAGAGGCGCAGTTCCAAGATGCTGCGGGTATCCACGCAATGGATCAGCAACTCGCTCAGTACGATCAAGTGGACTGGATGGGACTGGCCGACGCAGACCCGGTTGAGGCGCAAAAACTCAGCCTGCAACGCGATGCCCTGCGGCAGCAACGCGATCAAGCCAACGCCGCCCTGGTTCAGAAAACCGAGGAACTGAGCATCGGCCAGCGGGAGTACGCCGCCAAGGAAGGTGCGAGGGTTCGTTCGGAACTGAAGGCCAAACACCCCGATTGGACGGATGACCTGGAAGAGAGTATGGCGCAGTACGCCATCGGCAAGGGCGTCCCCGAAGGGCAAATTCGGACGACGATGGATATGGCGTCGCTCGAAATCCTGCGGGATGCACATTCCTGGCACCAGCACCAAGCGAAACTCGCAGCTAAGACCGCTCGCAAAGCCACAGCGCAACCGGCGAAGCCAGCCGCCAAGGTCAAGGGTAGCCGACAGGGCGCTAGGAAAAGCCCCGACGACATGTCGGTGGAAGAGTGGAGGAAGTGGCGAGAGAACCAGATAGCGAAGCGGAACGCAGCTTGATCCGCTTCTAACGCCATCTAATTTGGGAGTGTGCCACAATGGCTAACACAAATCTGACGCCCACGGCGGTTACCCGTGAGGCGCTTCGCATCCTGCACCAGAAGAGCCGGTTTCTTTCGACTATCAACCGGCAGTATGACGACAGCTACGCCAAGTCAGGTGCCAAAATCGGTGACAGCCTGAAAATCAGGTTGCCCAACCAGTTCTCTGTCCGCACCGGGGCCACGCTAAACGCCCAGGATGTAACGGAAACTTCCGTTACCCTCCAGGTCGCCACCCAGAAGGGCGTGGACATCAATTTCACCAGCGAGGAACTGACCCTCGACATCGACGACTTCTCCAAGCGGATACTTGAACCCGCTATGAGTGTGTTGGCCGCAAATATTGAGAGTGACGCTCTCAGTATGTACAAGCAGGTCTACAATGAGGTGAGCGATGTCGGCGCTACGATCACGGCCAATGATGTCCTGTCGGCGTCCAAGGTGCTGACGGACGGTCTGGCTCCGTATGACCAGCGCTGTCTGCTTCTCGGCACCCAGCAAAACCTGGACATGGTCGATGCGTTGAAGGGCTTGTTTAACGCCCAGGCGCAGGTGAGCAAGAACTATCGCGAAGGGCGAGTAGCCAGCGATACTTTCGGCTTCCAGTCGATCTATGAGAGTAGTTTGATGCCCATTCACACGACGGGCACCGACGACGGCACGGGCGACTATCTGGTGAACGACACCGGAACCATCACGGAAGGCTCCGTCGCCATCACGGTGGACACGGGGGCCGGAACCTGGGCCGCTGGCGATGTCTTCTACTTCGACAGCGTCAACCGGGTGCACCCCGAAACCAAGGCCGACACGGGTATCCTCCAGCCGTTCGTCTGCACGAACGCCGAGAGCGCCAGCACTACGAGCATCGAATTCACCCCGGCGCTCTACAGTTCCGGCGCAAAGCAGAACGTCTCTGCGATGCCCGCGAACAATGCCAAACTCAACAAACTGGAGAGCGACCGCTCGACGGCCATCGGCAACGCCGCCGATTACGGCATCAGCATGGCGTATCACAAAGATGCGTTTGCCTTCGCCACCGCCGATCTGGTGAAGCCCAACGGGGTCGATTTCTGCGCCCGTCAGGTGATGGACGGCATCAGCATGCGTATCGTGCGCGACTATGACATTTCGAACGATGCGCTGCCCTGTAGGCTGGACGTGCTGTACGGCTACAAGGCTATCCGTCCCGAAATCGCAACCCGCATCGGCATGAACTAGGCAACGGGGGCGGTTAGCGCCGCCCCCTACCCTAGCTTCACCCAAACGAGGAGAGTAGAAATGGCAGTCGAATTCCTGGGCAAGAACGCCCCTGACGGCGTCACGCTTGGCCTGAGTGCCACCGAGAAGGTTTCATTCTTTGGAGCCACCCCGGTCATCCAACAGGCCATCACGGCGGTTGCCACCGTGACCGCTACCACGACTATCAACGAAGGCCGCATCGGGCGCATCGAAACTGCCCTGGTGAACCTGGGCCTTATCACCACCGGCGGCTAGTCTCTGCCGCCAGCGTTGGGCGGGGCGGTATTCCGGCAGGGAGCCGCCCCAGCCTACGGAGGTTTGATGTCGTACCTATTCTGCGATGACGGTCCCCTAAAGACAGGCCGCAAGGTCTGTTTAGCCACGACCGTCTATGAGAACCCTGACGCATCGTACACGTTTAGCATTCAGCGCAGCCGACAGGCGTTGGCCGAGGCCGGTATCCAGAGCGCCTACATGCTGTTGACGGGCAACTGCCACGTTGACGATGCGCGAAACCATATCGTGCAAGAATTCCTTTTGACCGACTGCGATGCGCTGGTCTTTCTGGATGCTGATGTATCCTGGGAACCCTGGCAGCTTGTCCGGTTGTGTCAGTCGAACAATGAAATAGTCGGCGGGGTCTATCCCTATCGGCGCGACGACAAGCCGGGGGAAATGCCCGTTAGAATGATGGAAGGTGACCACGTTCGGGTGGTCTATGAAGCCACCGGCTATCTGGAAGTCGAGGGGTTGCCGACCGGGTTTATGAAGATCGAACGCGAAGTTTTGGAACGCATGACAGAAACCTGCGCCCAGCATTATCGGGGGTCCGATAGGCGGTCGATGGTTCCAATCCTTTTCGAGCGGACATTTGTGGACGGAACCCGCT